GCATTGGGTTGTCATACACAAAGGCTTTGACGGGATGGTTAGAATCCGCGCCAGAACCAGGCCAGTTATTGGAAAAAATAGTTTCACCAGTAGTGGACGAAACGTATTCGCATCCCCAGAACACACCTAAGAGACCCACAGTACCTCCAGCAGCCGCGCCAACAATGTCAATAAAGCCAGTTGAAAGCGGGATAACAGGAGAACCTTGGTAGATCGCGTTAGTGTTTCCAGAGGCGATACGATACTCGGTCGCACCAGTGGTGTTCGTAGCCTGACCGACTACGCCAATCGGGCGAAGCCCGAATGCACCGTTAGTGTTTGCCATAGTAGCAATCCTCTAAATTATTCGGTGTCTCGTCTTGATCCACCGAAGGTTACACGACTTTGCCGAGTTTGATTAATCGGCATTGAAGGATGTTGTTCCTTCATAAGGTCCTGATCTACAGCTACCATCTGTTCGCGGGTTCGGCCCCCGTAATACTCGTTTCTTTCTTGGGCTGTTTCGGCAGGAATGCGACACAGCATCAGACCACCTTGACCGATGACGCCCTCGTACCGACCATCGTCGATAGTTGGAGCCTCGTAGTCTGGGTACTCGTCTTTACGGACGGGTTCCCAACCTTCACGCAACTTGGAGTTTACGTTCATCTTGTCTTCTTCGCCGCGCATTGCGACTCGAATCCAACGATGCACAAACCCTTCAGGTGCGGGAGGTGCGGCTAAGTGACTGGGCGGTGCCCATGGTTTTCTGCGCGTTTCAGTTTCGCGTGTTGCGCTTTTGCGCGGTGCTCTTGTGTCAGCCATGGTCTCAATCCTTTACATACTTGGCGTATTCTTCGAGAGGTACGCCCAGTTTTTTCGCAATCGCTACTTGTGAGTGCGATAACTTGACCGACCTGCGCCCCTGTTTGTTAGTGCGGGATGCGGAATTACCAGCAGAAGCGACCTGATTTCCACCCGATTTCTTAGCCGTATTAAACTTGTGCGGAAACTCCGAACGAATACGACCATCTATTTCAGTATAATACTCATCGGTGTTCGGGTCAAACCCCTCTTCTTCGACAAGTCTACGATGTATTGTGAATGCCGCAGTGGTCATGATCTCATCATTCCCAAACCACTCATTCTTTTCTGCCCATGTTTTTGCCTTTGGATCAACCTTTACAGGGGTTTGAGCCTGTTGAGCAGGGGCTTGTTGTTGTGGCTGCGCTTGCTGTTGAACCTGCATCTTTTGCTGTTGTTCAACCCGAGTTTTCGCCGCACCATACCGTTGTTTGTCAATTGCAATCTGAGCAATTTGCTCTTGAGCAGCAAGCATTGCGTCGGAATCTCCAGACTCATATGCCTGTTTATACGCCCGTTTTGCTGCGTCTTCTTGCGTTGTCAGTCGGTTACCGTACTCGTTTAAGTACCCACTGTCTAACTGTTGAACTCGGCCTTTCAGCTTATTGTTTTCATCCAATAGCTTTTGCGCCATTCGTACCGCTTCTTCACGGTCTCGTTGTTCATTGCGATAACGCTCAGTGAGTTTTTTAATACGCTTTTGTACTTTCTCACCGTATTCTTCAAGTTCACCTTCGCCTTCAGCCGAAGCTACTTGCGACTTAGATTCCTCTTGCTGTTCTTCTAGAACAACTTCTTGTTCTTCAATCTCTTGCTTTTCTTCAGCCATAATCCTGCCCTATACTTGTTTTACATCGTCTGGCTCTAAAATCGTAGCAATAACCTCATCATCGTTGATGATGCGGACTTCACCGCCGTCGATTTTAAAACGAGAACCTGAGTACCTGCCTATACAAACCCATTGGCCTTCCTCACACCAAGGTGCTTCGTCGGGTCCAAACTTGTTCGGATCCTTATATGCCAACGGCCCTAATTTCAGAACGTACGCGACTACCGTAGCAATCGACTCTCGTTCTCGAACTTCGTCAGGGATATATAAGCCACTCGAAGTTTTAGCTTTACCTTGATACGGCATAACTAAAAGCCGCCAACCAGTTGGTTGCGGCAATCGTTCGAGTAACGGTTTTTCTAAAAGGGATGGATCTAGTACGCGGTCCTGTGCATTTACATATGCGCTGTCAACTGCAACACCAGAGACTTCAGCTTTAGCAGCGTCTTTCTCTTTGTTCATTTTCTGCGCGACATGGTCAGGAAGATATAAAGTCTTCGACATCGTCTACGTTTCTCTCCAGCAGGGTCTTGATTTCTTCTCTAGCGTAAGCGAGGCCCCGTATCTCCCCTACAGACATTTTATACTGCTCCCAGTCTTTTACAGAACCGTGAGAAAGAGCCGCTCCGATATCTTTTTGCCGCTCTTCAATTTTCTTATACAGGTGTTTTGCCAAATCGACAACATCCATTATAGGTTGTCCTTATATTCCTCTTGTAAGTCGGATGTGATTGGACCACCTTCTGCCCACTCATCACATGTGTTTTCACTATTACACACAAATTTGAGAAGTTGGCAATAGCCTGTTTCTCCAGACTCGTCTCCAATGCACTCCTGCATATTCTCTGTCTGGTTATACATTCCACACGTTCCACAACTTTCATCGTTGCGAAAAGCCACCGAAGTGTTTGGCTCACGATAGCCATACTCATCTATAGCCACCTGACGATTCATGTCATTGAGTTCGTAATCCTGGGTGGGCAGAGGACAACTATTCCCGTTGTCATCTTCTTCCATCTTGTCCACAGGCATTCCATCTGGAAGAATGCTAATCATAATTGTCGGCATTACGTTCTCCTAATCCACTCATATATCTTTTTAGTTTTTTCCAAACGATCATCTAAGCCGTGAGTCCCGCCATTTACACGGCGTGTTACCTCTGTAATGACCTCGTCATTGACACCTTTGTCCGCAATCGTAAACAATCCGTTACGTTTAAAAAACCAATATGCGCTCTCAAACGCGTACTCTGTGGCAACAAGATCAGGGTCTTTCATTACATCAGGCAAACGCATTTCAGAAGCAAATGTTCGGTAATTTGAACGTCCCGTGCATTGTAAAAATCCTCGGCCTCGGAACGCCCAGCCGTCATTTTCCTCAATATTTCCGAGCGCACCCTTTTTTGATCGATGCTCATCCATGTACACATAGTTAGCAATCTTCTGAGGGTTTCGAGCATACTTAGATGCATCCTCTTTTCCCTCTCCAAAGTAACGGCGGAACACACGGTTTAACGCGTCCTCTGAATAGTTAAGATTTTCCTCTGTGTGCTTGAAGTAACCACTCTCATGCGCCGATTGACCCAGCAAATGCGCCCCACGTTCTGGTGATAACTCGTAATGCTCAACGATTGCTCTAGCAGTGTTGGGGCCAAAGGCTCCGTCTGCGGATACCCCGCACCGTTGCTGTAAGGCTTTCATTGCTTTGCTCATCTTCCGTTGCCTCTCATATCCATAACCCCATTATGATCGCGGGAAATATATTTAAGCTCACTTTCAATTACAGCTACACGCTGCTGCAATTTAGTGACCTGACCGATAGAGTTAGCTAAGTTTGACAGTTCATCCCAAATATCTTCCATGTCATCCCAAACATCGTCAATCTCCTTGGCGTTGGACTGTACATCACGTTTTAAGTTTATGTTGTCTTCAATAGCCATTTTAGAGTCAAGCTGGCTTACTGTTTCTTCAAGATTTGAAATCGTTGCCGCCTGTTGTGAAACCCACCAAACACCTCCTGCAAGCTGTGCCGCCATAGCCATAACAAGTACAATAGGTAGTTTTAAGTTTTCCATTACTTCCTCTTAAACAGGGCAGTTGCCCCTCTCACACCGAAACTCGCTGAAATTGCAATTCCAAGGCTGTAAAAATACCAGTCGGGCGCTTTGGAGAGTTGGGCAAAACCACGATCAACCCAACCTTCTGCCCCTGGAATAAACGCCAAAACAAGGGGAATAGACAGGACAATTACAAACCATTCGTCTTTCCAGCTTGATTTAGAACCCTCTGCCATGATGCGCTCCCAATCGGCAACGCTTGTTTTTTCCGACAATAATATCTGAGCTTTCGCCTTCGCCTCCGTTAGTTTTAGCTCCGCTTCGGCGGCGTTCTTATCAGCCTTACCCTGCAACCATGATCCAGCAAGATTGGCTATCGGCCCTAATGCTGCGGTAAAAATACTCATTTTTCAGACCCCAGCCAAACGGCTATGGTTCCTGTCATCGCCCCGCTAACCACTGAAATCATTGCAGATTGCTGCGTAGACAAGTCATCCAAGCTCATCCCCCAGTTTATAACTTTTATGTACATGATCGTCATAACAATCATCATAAAACGTGGCATGAGTTTATATTGCAGTATTTTTTCAAAGGTATTTGTCATATTACACCTCTATGTTTAACTTCGTTCCCTGCGGCCTATCCGCCACAGTCTTGCGACCAAACCTATCATAACTTTCCTGTAAATCAAATCTCTGCTTTGCAAGCGCCTCTAAGTGGCTGTGGTTGGCCCTATGTTCTTTTTCTACCCTTTGCTCCACCAAATGCGTTTCTATGCGCTCACGCGCCCTCGTTTGGGCGTGTATGTCGCTGCCCACATTGAACGGCATATTGCTTACACCCGTCAGCCCGTCAGACATATCCGCCCCTTTGAATAACCCACTCGGCTATTTTGCGATGATGTGTTATAATCACAATCTTTCCTTGAGCATCATACACAACCCAACGCATCCTACCTGCTTGCACCAGTCGCATTTACCATCGACCTTGGCCCTTACCTATCATCCAAAGTATAAAACCCATGACAGCAATACCAATTGCTCCAGCTAGTATGCCGACAATCCATTCTATAATTGTTCTTTTCAATTCTTCTTTGCGGTACAACTCTTCTTTGCGCTGTTTTCGCATTTTTGCCTCAATAGACAGAACCTCCTCCCACGCAGAAGGCCCATAATTCCAGCTAATAAACGACTTAATGTCGTTACGCATCTGCTCCATTTTCTTTTTCTGGGCAAAGATTTGTAACGCCGTCTCTTCGTCACTACCCTTAAACTTATACCAAGGAGGATTTTGAGCTTTGTCCTCGGCATAGGAAAAATCGCTGAACGCCTTACCCCACTGGGAAAGCTGACCAGACATATCTTGCAAATCACGCCCGACTGAAATGCCTTGCTTGATGGCGTTGAATGCGGAAGTCGCCAATCCAACCGCTGTAACAGGATCAATCATCTTTACGAAACCTCACAGGACACCGATAATCTGGATCTACGCGATACACTCTATCATAATATCCGTAACGGTTCGAGCCGCAGTCGTACTGACAGGCTTTGTAAAACCAACTACCGTATCCGTTTACCCACATGTGCCCGTATGCAACGAACACAAGTACACACATCAAAACTCTCCAGAAAACCTTTGAGGACGTGCAATCCTGCTGAAACGGCTGTTTACCATGCCGCCAGATGCATATTTCTTTTTACCTGCATTGTTTAATGCAATAGCCACCGCTTGTTTTTGCGGATAGCCTTCGTCTTTTAGCTTGCCAATGTTGGAGCTAATCGTATCTTGAGAGGAACCTTTTTTAAGGGGCATCGTTACCTCGCAGCTAACAGACCAAGAGCCGCGCCCGAGACACCCGAGAAAATGTCTTGTGTGGGCATAGGGCGCTGTTGTTGGAGAAAGTTCCCTATCCCCATACCGCCGCCGCCAAACGCATTAGGAAACCGTTCGTTTGCTAGACTTGTCACCTCTTGCACAAACGGTTGCACCTCGTTTTGCTGGTAGTGGTTGGTGATCTGGCTAATCATCGGTTGAAGATACTGACCAATGCCGCCACCGCCAATAGGCTGAATATGAGGACCTGGACGCATTGGTAGGTTGTCAAACCCGTTATTCATGTCTGGTCTTTTAATCGGCATAAGCTCTTCAATTAAGGGCCTACCCATAAAAGGACCGTTCATGGCTGGCTCTGGCTGTAATAAACTTAAATCCATCCTAACCTCTCCTCAACATAGCCTCCCGTTGCACGTCAATGCGCTCACGGTTTACCTCGTTTCTGTTTCCAGCGATTTCTTCCTGACTTTCAATCCGCGCTGCATCCGTCGCCGCTTGCTGCTGCATTTTCGCGGCGTTCATCATAACGTCCGCCTCATCCATCTGAGACTTCCGTTGCTCCGACTGCTGCTTGAGCGCAAGCTCCTGCATACGGATTTGCACAAGAGGATCAGACATAGGATCCTGTCCTTGTGGTGTAATCTCCGCCAGTGTTTGCTGCATGATTTGCATTTCCTGCAAGGCAACTAACTTCTCTACCTCGGCAGGGTTCTGCATCTCTTGTTGCACTTCCATGATCTTTTGCTGCGCTGCTTGCGGATCTACCGCGCCCATCTGAGCGTTTAACTGCACTTGACTGATCAAGCCTTGGATCTCAGCCATAACCAACTGACGTGCCTTCATAGCAATGTGCTCCTGCAAGTGAGCATAAAACGTACCCATAACCTGCGGCGAAGTCATGACCAACGGCGTCTTCATAAACATGACGTGGATTTTAATATGCGCGTCATGGTCCTGATCAGGGAACGCTTGCAACAATGATCCCATCAAGCCTTTGGCATTCTCCAAGGCAGGATCTGTTGGCTGTGGCTCTGGCGGCGGGGGGAGAATCTCGTCAATGTTCTGAACCTCAAGGGCCTGATACATCCGTCGATACGCCGCATGCAAGTTGTGCATCTGGGGATTGGACTGTGCTAACTGCAACTGAGTTTGAGCTAACGTCACCCTTTGTGCCATGGAGAATATGTTTGGATCGCTAACTGGAATGATATCCACACGCGCATCAAAGTCTTCAGCCTTGATCGTCTGCTCCGCACCCGCAACCTGATATGGATACTCAGGCGGTAGGTTCTCAGCAATGATCCGAGCTAGAATACGGAACTCTGTTTTCTGTGCGTAATGCAACCGCTTGTGAATAGCAGACATCACCTTCATGCCACGTTCCAACATCGCCATGGTTGTACCCACAGGCGTCTCTTGGTTCATGTTGCTAACCTGTTGGTCAGCCAATGACACAAAGCGTCTACCACCCTCAATCAACGCACCAAGCAATTGTGCTAGTGTAGCCGACGGCTCCTTGTATGGCAGCGGTATAATCGAGTCTCTGATGTTCCCACCAGGTGCATCAATGTCTCTCCACTCACCTGGCTGCAACGGCTCGTCGTCGTTTCGCACTCGAACGCCACGCGCCTTGAAACCCGCTGGCAAGTTCGCCAACGTACCCGCATCGATCAACTGACGCAGAATGCTCGTCGCCGCACGACCCAATCCACCAATCATGTGGATCAAACCGAAACCATAAAAACCAAGACCAGGCATAAACCTGTAATGCACAAAGTATTGCTGCTTCTTAGCTAGTTCGCTGCCTTCCTCAAAGTTTCGACGAATACCAAGGATCTCTCCCGATGCCTCGTCAATCGTTACGATATACGGAAGCTGAATACCCGTAGGCTCTCCGTCAGGAGACATGTCCTCAAAACCCTCGATGTCCAAGTCCACATGCATTTCCAAGATCGTATATACGTCATCCGCATACGTCTTGCTCGTGCCTTGTAACTCATCAACCTTCTGACGAACCTCGTCTGGACCCTGATCACTCGTAAGCAACTCCACGTCACGGTAGAAACCCGCGACCTGCATCTTGCGAACCTGATTGTAATCCATCCGTAGAACATGCGTAACCCGAGTTGCTGTCTGCAAATCACTTGAGTGGTATGGCACAACCAAGTCTTGAGCAGGAACAAACTTAGATACAGGCCGCTGTTTAGCCTCGTCGTAGTAAACTTTCTTAAATGTGGAACCTGATAGGGGTAAATAAAACAGCAACTGATCCATATCTGGATCGAACTCTTCCATCACTTCCATGATTTGGTAGTTCATAAAATTCTTTACGCGCTGGGCTTGAGCCTCCCGCGCTTGATCCTGCAATCCAAGGATCTGTGTTTGTACTGGACCTCCCGCTGGCAAAAGTTCCTTATACGCTTGCGCTTGGAACTGTGTGACGCTTTCAGCTATCAGAGGGTGTGTTACCCCACTGGCACCCTGAAACGGCTCTGTACGGTCCTCATATTTAATCCCAAGCTGGTCTAGCCCCTTGGTGTAACCCTCTTCCCACTCGGAACGCGACTCTTGGTCTTCTTCGTATGCCGCTCGTAACTCGCTCGACAACTCACCAAGATACCCTTCGTCCAGAAACTCAGCCAAGTTTGCGTTGTGCTCCATCGGAGCTTCCGCCTCTGCTTGTTGAATCATGTCCGCCAAAGCCTGTACTACAGCCGTGCCGTCCTCTTGAGGGATAACTTCCGCTCCCCCCGCAAAGTCTTCAACTTGTGGAATCGATACATCAACGCTAGGAAGATTTTCATCCATCCCGCCTTGCATTTGTCCCCCGTCTACTAACGTGCCCATCGGGCGGGGTGGAATAGCCATCAGTAATACTCCCGTCTAGTGGGAACAAAATCGTCCCCGACGTTCTCGTTTTCCAAAGCTATAAAGCCTCCTTGGCGAAAACGCATCAATGCTAAAGTCATACTATCACAAAAATCGTCATAGTCACCATTAGGAAATGAAACAACTTCTTCAATCACCTCATCCGCGAATTTCTTGTCCGTTGGTGCCCACACTACCTCCGCCTCAAATAGCGGTGCTACCATGTGCATCCTCGTTATCTTATCCCGTCCTTTACCTGGCGAAAAGCCCAATGCAGGAATACCGCGCAGCCGCAACTCGTCAATGAGTGGTGTACCCGTCGCTTTCGCTTCGACCAACACCATGTCTGGCTCCCAGTATTCGTGTTCTTCATACGCTATCTCCTTGAGTTCGGGAAAGTTCCAACGCCCTCGTCGAGCGTCCATCAAGATAATATTGTCCGCGCCGCCCTCTTCTGGCTCGAAGATGCCCCACGTTGTGATAGCTGAATAGTCCGCCGTTTCCTTTTTAGAAAAGGCCGTGTCGTATGCTTGAAGAATGTACTTAACTGGAGGGATCTTGTCCTCTTCCCACGCTTGCCACCAGTCCCGTTTGATGATTGCACTCTCGGATGAGGTGGGCTGTTGCTGCCACTGCGCGTTCCACTTGCCCACAGGCAGTGACGCCTTGATAGACAAAAGCGCGTCCTTGTCCCAAAACTCAGGCCATAACGGTTTATCCGAAGGCATGATCGCAGGAAACTCCACGACCTCCCACTGATCCGCCATGACATCCCCGCCTTGACTCGCAATCAAACGGCCCGTCAAATCTTTTTTACCCCAACGGGTCATAACAAGAATAATCGCACCACCTGGCTGCAAACGCTGTCGAGGACCTGATGTGTACCACTCATACGCGTGATCAAACGCCGTATCGCTTAACGCATCCTGTTCCGAATGAGGGTCGTCAATGATAAACAAGTCCGCACCACGCCCCGTAACAGCCGCTCCAACACCCGCTGCAAAATATTCACCACCTCGGTCAGTCTGCCATTTACCCGCACCCTTGTTGTCCTCCTTTAAATTCGTATTAGGAAACACTTCCTTGTACGCAGGATCATCAATCAAATCCCGCACCTTACGTCCAAACCGTACCGCAAGCTCCGTATTGTGTGTAGCTTGAATGATCTTGAGCTTTGGATTGCGCCCCAAAAACCACGCTGGCATCAGGAATGATGCAAACTCGGACTTGGAATGACGAGGCGGCATGTTGATAATTAACCGCTTGAGTTCCCCTCGAGCTACGCGCTCCAGTTTCTCCGCGATAATTCTATGGTGCCTACCCTCAATGAAGTTTTCATACACATGATGAGCAAAGGGCATGAAGTAATTCTGGGCTTCCTCTCTGAGGTCCAGCTTTTTCTTCGCTTCCGTTAGCGCAAGGATCTCCTTTAATGCTTCCTCTGGAAGTGCCTGTAAGTTCATTATCTAAACCTATATGCCTTCGCCGTCGCCGCTGGAGATGGTGTGCGTGGACGATAGTAAGCCCCACCCGTTGGACGCATTCTGCCGACTTTAGGTGTGTCGTCACCAATTTTCTGACAACGCCACTCGCCGTTGATCTGAACAGCCTCGAACCCTTCTGGACATTCGAACGGTGCTTCCTCTGCGGTTTCGTCATCATCGTCACCCGTTGGTGCGCCAACTTCAACCTCGACCTCTTCCTCTTGAGCAGGTCCACCTGGCCCACTCGGTTCGTCCGCTGGCGGCTCGTCCACCTCGACTACAACATCTTCTTCTCTCTCCTCGGGCACATCAACCGTCCCGCGAATATCTGAAGTTGGAGTAGTCGTAACCGTAGTGCGGCGAGTATCCGTTGTAGAGTCGGTAGGCACTTCAACAACCGTGTCAGGTGCCACTGTAGTAACATCTCTCGATGCCAACGTACCCTCGAGAATATCACCTTCAACCTCTGGCTCAACCTCAACACTGACCTCTTGGTCTGGGCCAAGCACATCGCCGTCAAATACAAACTCCGTAGCTTCAGCCGCACCTTGCTGTCCCGCAGCCAAGGCCGTGCCTCCCGCCGCAGGTGCCGCCACGTCAACCGTAGCCGCAACATCAACCTCGGTGCTCGGTCCAGTGGCCTCGGATTGCTCAATACCCATGGCATTCTCTGCAATGTTCGCCACATCCTGCATCGACAGGTTGTTGTCTTCAGCCACTTTACGCGCCGTTTCAGCCGATAATGCACCCGTTTGGGCCACTTCTAGGCCAATTATGCCCTCTGGAGTAGTGTTCTGCTGTGCCGCCGCAACCGCTGCATCTAACGATCCAATCCCCGCAGGAAGGTCCGTAGGCTGGTTAATACGGCTAATATCCACGTCAGATAACGATGGAGCCGCTGGTTCAGGTGCAATCGCAGGGGTTAAATCCACGTTCGGTAGCGTTTCCATGCCCGATGGCTGCTGAAGTTGGTTAATTGTACCCACATCTATGTCTGGAAGCGTACGACCCATGGCCTCTTCCGCCGCAGCTTGGTTGTCTGACGCAATCTGATTGACAATTTTAGACGATACTTCCGCACGACTGTCGCCCACATTCACATCCGCACCCTCATTTCGAGCCGCTTCGATCAATGCAATGCTTGCAGGACCCTGTGACGCCTGATCCGCCGTCGTATTCGTGTCCGTCGTGATAATATCTATCTCATTCTGCAAGATTTCCGCCGCCGTCAGCCCCTCTGGAGCCTGTGACATTACTTCAGGTGGCGTTGGCTGCGTTTGTTCTACTGTCGGTTGTGCATCCACGTTAGATGGCGCAGGTAACTGCGCTACAGTGCCCGTATCAGGCCGTCGGAACGCGCCTCCCGTGCCCAAAGCCTCGATACCAGAGGGAGGACCTTGGTTCGGAGCCTGTGGTTGCGCGGGTGCAGGAGCCTGAACCACCACATCCGTACCAGGAATGTTGATTACACTAGGCATTTGTTCTGCACTTGGGGCTACAGGCTGCGTAGGTTGTACGCTAGTTGCAACATTTCTGCCCATCGCCGCGTCAGCGTCCGCCTGAGTAGACGGAACAAGCGACTGACCACTAATAACCGACGCTGCGGGAGCAACAGGTTGCGCTGGACCGCTGGTATCTATGTTTGGACCGCCTCCGAGAGGACCACCAAAGGCGTTTCGAGCCGCTCGACCCGCTTCAACCGTACCTGCGGACGTTGTTCCGCCAGCTAAACCCTCTACAAAATCAGACCCAGACTGTGCAAAGGTCCCAGTATCGAGACCCGCCGACTGTTGTGCCAAGTTTCCTGAGACACCTTCCGCCGATTCTGTGCTTCCTTCAACAGCAGTTGACGTGCCGATGCGTCCAAACGCGCCAAACGGGTTAGTAAATCCCGCTCCACCCGCAAGTTTACCCAGTACAATATCTGTACCACCCGCAATCGGCCCCGTCGTAGTCAAAATCTGATCCGTTGCGCGGTCCTTCAATATGCGTTCCGCGTTTTCTTCGCCAAACTGATCCGCAACAGCCTGATACTGGTCCGTTTGTTGCAAAGAACCCTCGGCTAAAGCAGCATCAATAGCCGCATTTGCTTCGTCAATCTGAGATTCGGACCCCGCAGCAGCCGAAGAACCAAACACATATGCGCCACCAAGCGCACTTCTGCCTTTGGACAATGCCAATGCCAACGCATCAGTAATCAAGTCAGGTATTTCCTGCGCCCCAGTCATCAATGTCGAACCTAAATCTGAACCGTAAGGCCGACCAACAACGTCCGTCGCCTCTCCTCGAACCAATTGACCCAACGTAAAGTCAGCAGGTTGCGCTTGTTCCTGCGCCAATTGACGCTCGGGACTGATGTTCGAGTAAATATCTTCCGCCGTACCAAGCATACTTTCTTTCAACGGCTGCGTTACATTTGTACCAACGATATTAATATCCGCTGGATCGTACTCAATCGGTTGCGCTGCACCAAAAGGATCAGTGAACAACTGGGTGCTAAAGTATGGGTATCGCTGCTCCACACCGTCTTCGTCCGTCAGCTTATATGTCAACGGATTTCGAAACGCGTCAACAACACCCTCTAAACCTTCGTCTATATAACGACCAACACCACCTATCGTCTGACCAGCCTCTTCAACAAAGCCGCCACCGATGTTGTAAAGCGTGTCCATAAAGTTTCGACCCGCCGATAAACCAGATGTGTCCGCAAGCTGAACCACAGGTTGAGACATCACAATCTCTTCCTTTTGAGCCTCCGTTAACTGTGGTGCCGCTTGATTTGTCAGCCGTTGCGTGGTGCCACGACCCGCCGCGTTAATTAACTGCTCTGGTCCGCCACCTGGTACAATGTAATTACTCTGCGTCGGTATGTTCTGTATCGCCGTCAACTGACGGTTCAAATCCTGCGCGTCAGATAACTGAGCCTCCGCAAGCGTGTCATAAGTATTACCCTGAGAATCCGAATATGTGACCTTGTTAACCACAGGATCCTCGCCAGCAACAGTCGTCGCCTCAAATGTAGCAGGGCGTCCAGTCTCAGGGTCCGTTGTAACTAATGTATCAACAGACGATCCGTCCGACAAAATCGTGCCCGTCGCCGTGCTCTGACCCGTAGGATCAGCATCCGCCAACTCACTCTGACGCTCAAACCGCTCCGTGAAATTCATGTCCTCAATAGTCGTGCCACCGTCCGCCGTAGCATTGCTCGGCAACAAATCTTCAATAGTCGTGCCAGTACCGCCGCCTATCTGATCCAACGTGTCCTGTATATCAGTAACAGACGTACTCGCCTGACCAATGCCCGTGCCCGTAGGTGACTCAATCTGATCGCCCCGAGGGTCCAACGCATCAGGATCCGCAAAATCATTAGGATCAAACTCAAACGTGCCCAACGTATCCAAATAATCCTGTGCATCCTGCGTTACCACAGGCTGCGACATCAACTGCTCTTCAGGAGATAACGCAGGGGATGGCGCAGGTGCAGGTGTCTGCTGGGCAGCAATCGCCGCGTCCAACGCAGGATCCTCACCAGTGATAGCCGTAGAATACGATTGCCCGTTATAAGTAAACGTACTCCCCGCACCCAAGTTACTACGAGCCTCGCTAAACGCATCGCTGAAACTATCCGACGCACTGTAATCCGTCTTCGCAGCAGGAGCCGCCGCTGGCGCGTTGTAATTATCCTCAAAACCATTGTCCGTCTGACCAGACGCGTAACGAGATGCAGCGTCACTACCCTGCGTACGCTCAATAGTCGCCGCAGTTCGGTCAATAAAATCCTGATCCTTGGGAACCAATCCCAAGCCCATAGCTAAATCATTGCCAATGTTATTCACAACATCCGTCGCAGTTTCCTGTACCGTCGTTAAAATACTCTCCGCTGGAGAGGGAGACGGACTAGGGGACGGTGATGGACTTGGACTTGGACTTGGACTTGGGGACGGTGATGGACTAGGTGATGGAGCAGGGGAACTCTCGCGTATCTCAGTACGCTCCGAAACTAAATCATTCAGTTCAGGGGTCCAATCACCACCACTCGCACTCAACGCCGCATTGATATCCGCCTGTACCTCAGACTCCGAACGAGCCGCTGGTGCAGGAGAAGGAGAAGGCGAGGGACTCGGATCGCTGCTCGGACTCGAACTCGGCTCTGGATCACCAAAAGCTCGACGATCAAACTGCCAACTCATAAATGGGTTATACAATGAATAGCGCATCAGCTAACTCCTAAACAGTAATTCGCGCCGACCAAATCATAACCACGTCGTTCCATCATGCGCGTGAACTTGTCCATATGTATACCAGAATCTTGGCTCAGGTAAACTACCCTCACACCACGGCCCCGCGCCCAATCCTCAAACCTGTCCAATAAAACCAAGCCTACACCGATTTTCCGATACTCTTCTCGCACATACCATAACACATCACGAGCCAGTTTGTCATAACTAAAGTAAAACTCACCTAAATGACCAGCAAACACACCAACACACACACCACCATCAACCGCTACACACAAAAACTTCTCAGGATCAGTCGCATAGGTCCGAGCAATACTCAACAACTTCTCACCACTGTAATCAACCTTCAAACCAAACGTACTCTCCGCATGAGCCAAAAAACCCATCTCCACGAAACACGCCTCTTGGGCCTCGGTTAAACTATCCAACATCAAATATTCTAGCATCTCGGTCCTCCGTTTGCAGAAAGTTGTATCAAAGGTACAAGCAACAAACAACCCAAATGAAATTAGACCCGCGATTTTTTGGAAGGCATGGGACTCTAATGGAATTACCAGTGA